CGAAGGCCTTGCCAAGCTCCATCATGGACTCGGTCTCGGCCATCTGCTTATCCATGGCGCCGCGCATCCCCTCGGGGCTGTACGTGCGGGCGGCGTCCATGATCTGGTTGGCCTGGTCCATGGCGCCCGATGCAAACTTGCCGAAGACGTTTGCCAGCATCCCGGCGACGGCCATGGACCGCAGCTGGGAGACGCCGTCCTGGAGCCGCTGAAGCTGGCCCAGCGCCCGATTGACCCCGGCCGAGACGCCCGAGGCGTCAGCGGTCAGGGTCACGACGGCCTTCATGTTCGTGCTAGCCACGGCTCACCGCCTTGAGGAACGAGTCGATCCCGGCCCGCCGCCATGGGCACACGACATGGGCCGGCTGCCCGGTGAGCGAGCAAGCGACCACCGTGAGAAGGTGTTCCACACGCTCCACGGCGGTCAGCTCTTGGGCAATTGCGAGCGGCGCGTCCATGGTCGGCATCAGCCTCCAAAGCCGCCGCTCGGCGGCTGTGTAGGGCGGGCCTGCATGACCTCGTTGGCGAGCTCGTTGGCAGCCTGCACCGGGAGGTCCAGGAGCTGCTCCCGTGTCCAGGGCTGTTCGCTGCCCGGGGTGCGGACGCACCGATGCCACCACGCGAGGTCGGAAGTGTCGACGCCCACGGCGTCCCGTAGGGTGGGACCGCGGACCTCGACGGCTCCGACGCCGCCGAGATCCACGGCCCGCCAGGATGGACCCGTCGTGCTCAAGGCGTCACCGCCGCCACGGTCTCGGAGAAGGTCACGGAGTAGATCGCCGCGTCCTCGGCCGAGTGCGTCTGGTTTGCGCCCGTGATGATGATGTTCATGGTGGTGACGGTGCTGGCGCTGTCGGTGAACGTCAGCACCATTAGCGCCGTGCTCGCCATGTTGATCGTTTCGATGGCCGTGGTGATGTCCACGGTCTCGGTGGAGATGTAGGCCTCGAAGGACCCGGTCCGCTTCACACGGCCGGGGCCGGCGAACATCCGGGTGTCCGACAGGGCGGTCATGTCGAACTCGGACGCCTGGCGTTCAATGTTCACGTTGCGGACCGGGATGGTCTTCTCGGTGGTTGATCCAAGCTTGAGCTTGAGCGTTCCGCCCCAACCGGTGATTGCGCGTGATGGCATTAGGCAGGCTCCTTGATCTGTAGTTCTGCGGTGACGGTGACGAATCGTTCGGCGTCGCCCTGGCCGTCGTCGGGCATGGCCATGCCCTGCTCGCACCCGATGGAGCGGCAGACGGCGTCATAGTTCCCTTGGGTCCACTCCCCTTCGAGCTGGCCGACCACGGACATGGCCCGCGCCTCGGCGACGAGGAGGGTGTCGGCGAAGCATTGGGCGCGGACGGTGGCGACCCGGTATTGGGTGCGGCTGCCGTCCATGGCGAGGGTCCAATCCCAGGACACCGAGTAGTTCACGGCCGGAGTCGGGTCGCCCAGCCGGCGCAGCTCGGGGCTGACCGTTGTGCTGGCGATGGCCTTCAGGCGGTCGTAGATGGCCGTGATGAGGCTCATGCCGACCTCCGCACGAATCGGCCCTGCGCGTCACGGCCCGGGCGAGCACCGCCCGACGATGCGCCGACGGGCGCCGCGGACGCAGCCGACGCCGATCCCACCGGCTTGGTCCGCTTGCGGACGCCTGCTGGCCGCTTGCGTGCAGCCTTCAGGACCTCGGCGATCAGGTCCTCGCGGACCTTCTTGGCAAGCAGCGGCGCCCACTTCTGGGCGATGGGCCGCGAGATCCAGCGACCGGCGACGGCGCTGCCGCCTCGGCGGCGGGCGTCGGCACGGCGTTCGCCCCTGCCCTTCTCGGCGGCCACCAGCTTCGCGTCCTTGTCGGCATGCTTCTCGCGCCATGCGCGGAAGGCGATGCCGACGGACGACTTGCCCATGCCCTGGACGCGGTTGGCCGTGGCGACCTCGGAGACGAAGGACTTCCGCTCGGCCTTGATCCGGTTGGCCTCGGTGCCCATCGTGCGGTAGGTCTTGCTCTTGCCGTAGTGGCGGAAGCCTCGTTCGATGATGTGCCAGAGCTTCGCCCCGCCGCCGTGCTTGTAGTTCGTGCCGATCTCCAGCGTTGCCATGCCGGCGGCCTTGCCGCGCCGCTTGAACCGCAGCCGGGCCTCCTGCGCCCACGCGATGTCGCCCGTGATCTCGCCCTGGCGGCGGCGGGCGCCCTTCCAGGCCTGAGTCAGCTGGTTCACCACGGGCTTTGCGTTGCGCCGCATCACCTTGCGATAGACCCGCTCCCGGGCCACCTGGCTCATGGCCAGGAGCCGCGCCTTCACCTCGGCGTTCTCGAAGACGGCCCGGATCACGTGGCCACCTCCGACGCGACCACGCGCAGCCGGCGACGGCGGGCGCCGTCTGGGTCGATCACCGACGAGACGTAGTAGACGCGGTTCGTGGCGATGTCCACCAGTCGGCCCTTCGCCTGAATGGACGGGTGCCAGGAGGTCTCCAGGACGACGTCCGTGCGGACGGCCACGCCGCCGTCGTCGATGACCTCGCGCTGGCTCGGGGTGACGACGGCGGCCACGGTCGCGACGTCGGTCCACGTGAGCGTCTGCTGCCCGGCCGCGTCCACGGTCGGGGTCATGCTCTGGTACTTCATCCGCTCGCGTCGGTAGCCGGCGCCGGCCATCGTTCAGCCCACCGAATTGGGGTTGTGCATCCTGCGGATGCTGTCCACGAACCAGGTCGACGGCCCGACGGAGTCGTCGCCGCGGAAGCCGTACAGGTTGCCGACCCGCTCGAGCACGGCCGTGAACTCGGCCGGGGTGATCTCGGCCTCGCTTCGCCCGGTGCTGTCGGTCCATTCAGTCCATGCCGCGTCCAGGCAGATGGTGAGCTGGCTGTCGTCCTGCGTATGCGGGATCTTCAGCCAATCTCGGCATTGCGCGACCGTCGGCTTCGGCATCCTGGCACCTCAAATACTCCCGGGGCGGGGCACGTGGACCCCGCCCCAGGAGCTTCCGGGGGAGACTGAATCAGGACGGCTTGACGCGGACACGGACGACGGCCGACAGGTCGACCGCACGGGCGTCCGACCGCATCCGCGAGCTGTAGCGGATGAGGCCCGACGACCGCTGGCTCATGTCGTCCACGGTGAAGGACACCGTCGAACGGTCCACGATCCGGTAGCCGCGCTTGAAGTCGCCGAACAGCACCGAGATGGTGCTGGCCGTCGCGGCCGTGGGCGCGAACTCCGAGATGTAGACCGGCTTGCCGAGGAACAGGGCCACCGCGCCGTCGCGAAGGATGTTCCCGTTCTCGCCGTTGAGGAGGTACTTGCCGCTGGCGGCGGTGGCCACCACGCTCGCCCAGGTCGCCTGGTTCATCAGCCAGACGGCCGACGGCTGGTAGGCCGGGTTCAGCTTGTAGGCCGCCTTGACGAGGTCGTCCACGGTCGGGAGGCCGACCGCCGCCGTGTCGTGCGTCGTGCCCCAGGTCGCCGCGAAGGCGCCCTGCGGCTGGCTGGAGCCCGTGCCCGTGGCGTAGTAGCCCTCCCAGAGGCGCGAGTGGGCGCGTCCGTGCTCCTGCACGACGTTGCCCGCGAGGTCCCACACGGTGTCTTGCAGGGCCTCCTCGGTGATGTCGGTGTAGACGCCCGACTTGTAGGAGGTGAAGGACACCTTCGTCGTGTCCATGTCCTGCTTCGAGTACGCCGCGCCTTCGGCGATCAGCGAGGCCGTCAGCCGGCCGGAGATGATCGCGACGTCCGTGTCGGCGCCGCGCGTCTCCACGGTCGACAGGGTCCGCATGACGGACTCCTGGTCCAGCGCCTTCACGAACTCGTTCGACAGGACGGGCATGGTCGCGTCGGCGCCCATGGCGGTGTTTGCGCTGCCAGACGTGGTCATGGCCAGCGACGTGGCGCGTTCGGAGCGGAAGCCGCCGCGGAACCACTCGCGGAGCTCGTCCTTCGGCTTGGAGGCGATGCGGTTCGTGTGGACGAACGGCGCAGCCACGGCGGCCGGAGCGGCCTTGAGCTTCTGGTCGAAGGCCGACCGCTCGGCGGCGATCATCTCCTCCAGGTCGCCGACTTCCTCCAGGATCTGGAGCTGGCGTTCATCGGTGGCGTTGGGGTACTCAGCCTTCAGCTGCTCGACCTTCGAGCGGTTCTCGCGAAGCGACATGGTGCGTTCCTTCTGCTTTCGTGCGTTTGCGTAAGTGGTGGGGTAAGCCGCTCGGCCCGTCTCCACCAGGGAGACCTCGTGGAGCCGTGCGCCGGTGATGGTTCGTGAGGTCGTGCCGTCCCACGTGTCGCTGTCGGCGATGAAGCCGATGGACATCTGGGACACGACGCCGCGACGGACGAGGTCGCGGATCTCCTCGGCCCGCTGCGTGGTGCCGATGTCGGCCTCGAACGCGAGGCCTTCGTCGGTCTCGGTGATCTTCAGGGTGCCCGAGCGTTCATTCGCGAGGGGCGCCTTGTGGTCGTGCATCCACCAGAGCGACACACCCTCGGGGTCGGGCTTCAGGGCGCCGCGCTTGATCCGCTCGCGGAACGTGCGGCCACGCTCGGTGATGAGGTGCGACCACGAATCCCAGACCGCGGCGAGGCCGCGGATCTTGCCGTCTTCGCTGGGGACCAGGTTGGCGCGGATCTCACGCATCGGGCTCCTCCTCCGGCTGGGCTTCTGCCTGCGCGGTCACGCCCGAGATGACGGGGCGCGGCTCGTCCAGGCCGGGCCACGGCTCGAAGCCGAGCCGGCGGCGGACGTCGTTGGGGGCGAGGACGCCGACCTGGGTGAGCTGCGCGTAGGCGCGGCCGGCGGTGCGGAAGTCGCCCTGGGTGACGGGCGTCCAGTCGAACGTGGCGCGGACGCCGGGCCGGCAGAGCTTGGAAGTGATCTCGCTCTCGAAGTTCCGGCCCCAGACTTCGAGGCACCCGCTCACGTAGGCCTGGGCGACCTCGGGCTGGGTCCGGGCGTCGCTCATGTCGAGGTAGGCGGCCGGGACGCCGAAGGCGTTGGCCACCAGCTTCGAGGCCGACCCGCGCATGGCGGCAACGTCCGACGCCCAGGTGGGCGACATCTGTTCGATCTTGATCCCCTCGCCCACGAAGACGGGCAGCGAGGCCGCGCCCGGGGTCAGGTGCTGGAGCGTGAAGGCCGTCCGCATCTGGTCGCGGACGTCCGGGCGCATCTGGCCGGGGTGGCTGAAGACGTTCTTCTGCTGGCAGCCGGCCTTGGCCCACGCTTTGATCGAACCTTCGATGTCGGCCGCGGACTCGGCAGCGGTCTTGATCGCGCCCAGGGGCGAGGCGCCCCAGTACGGGTTCCCGATGGAGGTCGTGCCCTTGAAATGCAGGACCGCCGAGTAGTCCACCTCCTGCTCCTGGTAGTACCAGCGCAGGGTGCCGTCGGTGTCCTCGCGCATGGACATCGACTGGCTGGAGATCGGGCGGAAGGCCACCGGCTGGCCGAGCGAGTCGGTCACGATCTGGGCAAACGAATTGCCCGTCAGCAGCGCCTCGGCAGCCATCCAGCGGCGGAAGTCGGAGCCCGTCAGGTACTGGCCCTGCGCCTGCCCGGATAGCAGCTCCTCCACCGCGGGGTCGGAGACCGCGTTCCCGGCCGAGTCGCGCAGCAGGATCGGGCAGCGGGCAACGTCGCCGGCGATCAGGGAGACGCACCGCTGGACCGCGGGCAGCTCCGAGACCGACGAGGAGACCCACATGGCAGGGGCGTCAAAGCCGACGGCGATGCGTCGTCTGAGGCCGAAGAGGCTGCCGAAGATTCCCATCCCGGAATTTGCGAGGATCGCGGCACGGACTTCAAGCGATTACGTGGAACCTCCGCAGAGATTCTTAGAAACTGATCCGCGAGGCGTCGGCGTACATCGATTCGGTGAGCATCTCGCGGTCGTTCATCACCTTCACCGCCATGCAGCAAGCGGTCACGGCGTCGATGTTCGCGTCGCTCTTTCCCTTGCTGGGGACGTAGAGACCCGTGTCTCCGGGCCGGAGCCGGGTGTGTGCGAGGTTGGCGCGGAGCACCGGGTCCTCGTCAAAGCGGATCTTCTTGCCGCGGATCATGTCGTCCCAAATCGCCCAGGCGGAACCCATGAAGACGGTGTTCTGCGGCGCCCTGCTCCATTGCCAGCCGTGCCGCTTCTCCATGGAATCGCACCACGCGGCCGCCTTGCCGGCGGGGTCGGCGACGAAGAACTTCAGGTCCACGTGGCGGGCAATGGCTTCGAGCTGGCGTTCGATCACGCTGTAGTCGACCGTCGGGCCGACGACCGTGATGAACCCCTTGTCGCGCCACTCGCGCAGGGGCTGGCGGCTGCGGATTTCGTCGCCGGCGATGTCCGTTCCCGCCCAGTAGTGCCAGCTCCTGGATAGGAGCCGGGTGCCGTCCCAGACGGCGACGTTCAGGCTGGTGAGGTCGAACTGGCCCCCGCGTGACCACCCGCCCTGGTTGAAGTCGACGGCCACTACGGCCGGCAGCCCCGCCGCCTGGGCGAGATCCCACGGCTCCACGCAGGCGTCGTACAGGCCGAGCGGAAGCCCGCCGGCGAGGTCGTCCGCGAAGGTCGCCAGCTGCTGCGTGTACCACTCCTCGCGGTCGGACGGCTTGCCGGAAAGGAGCGTCTGCGCCATCACCAGTCGGTACTCGGCCTCGGTCTGGTGGACCCCCATTGTCGGGCAGGCCTTCACCCAGGCGGCCGGGTCGTCGGGGGCGTCCGTGTCGTCAATGCCGTAGATCATTCCGACCGTCGACACGGGCAGATCCTCGCCAGCGTCGTAGGCCCGTTCGATGCCGCGGATCATGGAGCCGTACGGCCGCTCGTACTGGCGGGCGTCCGGGGTCGTGATGACCAGCATCTGCGCCCCTCGCACCTTGGTCATGCTGGTGATCGCCCGGGTGAACGTCTCGTCCATGCGGGCCGCCTCGTCGCAGATGATGAGCGTCGGCGTTATGCCGTCGGCGTTCTTCACCGTCGATGGGCGGCACTTGATCGACCCGCCCGGGTGCGTTGCCAGGGCGCCCACCGTCGACATCTTGCCGCCGTAGAACTCCCAGACACCCTCCTCGCCGATGGCCTCGCGGATGCGGTCTTGCACCAGCGCCGCCTTGTCCATCTGCGTGGCGAGGACCACGACCTCGGTGTTCGTTCGCCCTGCCCTGGCCGCCTCCTCCACCGTCCAGGACGAGAGCATGGCGGCCATCTGCGTCTTGCCCACGCCGCGGGCCACCTGGAGGACCACGATCCGGCAGGCCGGCGCGTCGCCATCCGACCGCCACGCGACCAGGTGGGCGAAGACCCAGACCGCCCAGGGCATCAGCTCCCAGCGGTAGACCTCCCGGGCGTGGGCCACCAGGCGGTCCAGCCGGCCGGCGTCCCACGTGCCCGTCCTCCTCGCCTCCAGGTACCGCCCGCAGGCGGCCCGGACCCTCGCGTTGGTGACGGTCGACCCCTCAAGCACCGACCGGGCGTAGGCGTCGGCGACGTCCAGGGCGGTCGTAGGTGCTTGCCTAGATGCCCGCTGGCGGCCTCGGCCGGGTTTTGTAGCCGTG